TGGAGCGGATCTTGTTGTACTCATCATCCGTCCCAACCTTCTTATAAAACGCTGCCACCATTGCAGCTGCTGAACTGAAGCACTCGCGGTAGCCAGTTCCAGTCTTGTTGTCGAGCTGCTTAAAGTAAGGCATGTAGATCTGCTGGTCATACCCGCTTTCCTTCCAAGCTTGGAACCAGTCTGCGTCTTCCTCCAATAGCTCTTCCGGCACGGACTGCTCAAGCTCCTTAATTGCAGCCAGCTGATGGGGCGTACCACGGAAAAATTTGAAGAATGGCAAGAGAGCAAAGGCCACACCTAGCAGCAGCAGGATCCTTTGGATCATGCCGGACCGCTTTTAATTTTCAACTCTTGTGTCAGGCAATAGCATTTCACGCACATGCTTCACGGCAAGATCATCTAAATCGTTGTCGGTTTGAACCACGATGCGTTCCAACATCGCCACAATCAATTCTTTGAACGCCCTTGATTTCCAAGCGCTCATCAAAATCGGCTTCAGAATCAAAAGCATCAGGCTGCTCTGAATGACATCAATACATTAGTTCCTTTCGCTATGGCCTTCCAGTCGTGCCACCGACCGCTCCAATTCATTCAATCTGCCGAAGACCTCTACATCCTTGCTCTTGATGTCCTGATGCAAAATATCAAGACGGCTTGATAAGTTATCAACAGCTGTAGTCAAACGAATCAAAGAATCCTGCCCTTGACGCGATTGGCGGTTGATTCCTGATATGCCTAATGCAGCAGTGGATATTGACGCGCCAGCAACAGCAGCCCAGACTTCAACCATGAACCGCCTCCCAATGCCTGCATCATCATGGCAGAAATCAAAACCGTCGAGACCCAAGACCATGAAGAAAAGGACGGGGTTTCTTTGGCTGATATCGTTCGTGTTCTCGTTCTTGGATGGTCAGCAACACTCCTGACCGTCAGTTATTTGGGCATCTTTCCTGGCATGAAGATGGACTCGACTTTCGTTGCCTCACTCCTAACTGGCGCAATGGCTGGGTTCGGGATTGAACGCAAAGGCAATGGTCAAGCTAAAAAGGCTCCGCCTACAATTCAACCAAGCAACACCACCGCTCCTAAGCAATGAAGCGCTTTGCACTGCTGACCGGACTCGCATTATTGGCCGCTCCAGCTCACGCGGACATCACCCATAAAATTCAATCCAGCATCTCGTTATCCGTAGATGGAGCCGCATCAGCTGCGAAGAGAATTGGCTCTACGTATGCGGTTTCTGGCAATAACATCACTCTGGACACTGCTGGTGGTCTTGGCACCCTTACTGCCGGTTCCGCTGTTGGTTTTACTCCTGCCAGCTACAGCATCACTACTGCTGGGGACGCTTTTAGCTTTACAGAATCATTTATCGAAGGAGACGCAACACCCTCCGCAACCACCGTCACGAACGGAGTCGTGACCGCGCTTCCAATGCTTGGCGACACCACCACAACTTCAGGTGGATACGCTGGCGCATTGGCTGGAACCATTGCGACTGACGGTGCAATGAGTATTACTGCTGGTGGAGCCGGCACTCAGGCCGTGGCACAGGTGATTCAAGAACTGACGATTAAGTGATGTGGACGACAATTTGGATCGCATACGGCGTCTTTTTTGCCGTTGCTTTTGCCGCTCCAGAAGCTAAATCAATCCCTGTTGTCCCGAACTTTCAGCAGGGCGTATTAAACAGCAAGACAACCACCAAGACCAAAGTAAACGAGGTCATCAACTCGTACGAATATCGTACGGGCTACGAACTCAGTGTTTCTGGCACAAACATCGCTCCAGTTGGTGGTGAAATTGCGCCACGCGCTCTGACCACCACAACCAATGCCCTAAACGGTGTTTCAAGTCGTTGGGTTGGTCTTGATCCTGCTGATAAACCAGCCTGGAATATCGTCAATCAAGGCGCTAGCTTTCAGTTCGTCGAAACGCTCCAAGGGCCTGGCCTTGTTAATCACACCCTGATTAACCGCGAAACCGACATCGAATCTCTCACTGAAACGACAAGCACCTTCACTCAATGAAGCGAGTCATTGCAACGCTTTTGCTGCTTTCTGCACCAGCACAAGCTCAGGTTTCAGGTACTGCCGCTCCAGTCGCAAATAGCAGCGGCTCAGTTACGAACCAAGCGGTTCAAGTCGTTCCGGCAAGGCAGTTCACCAACACTTACGGCGGTGGAATTAGCTGCCAAGGTGCAACGCTAAACATCAACCCGTTTTTGACCACAACAACTAGTTGGGCGTCACCTTATGAAGCGACGTACAACGAACCGGTATACGACACCATCGATCTTGTTGGCGCGTTCGATCAGGAAGGCAATCCCGTCCCAGATGGCAGGCCCGATAATCCGGGCAATGTCCTCTTTTATAAACCAATACGCACGGGTCAGAAAAACAATTATTCAATCAATGGTGGCATCACTGCCACAATTTCTATCCCGCTTGATCGGCATCACGTCAGAAGCTGCCGCAAAGCCGCCGAAAAACAAGTAGCTCTCCTAGACGCAACCCTGGCAGACAAGCGCCTCAACTATGAAATCGCCAGGCTCAAGAACTGTGCCGCACTAATGAAAGAAGGCGTCATGTTTCACCCTGAATCGCCTTACGCTTCCATCTGTGCTGATGTAATCCTGACCAATCCGCCCGGCGTGATTCCGCCCCACATCCATCCAATCAGCTCCGCAAAGACCTCTGAAGTTCCTGACGTTCCCGAACAGAGCGCACCTCAACAACTTCCCGCTGAAGCTTCTCATTGATCTTCTTGATTGCCCTTTTGACCGTTGGCCTAATCGCTTTAAGCAAGAACTCGCCTAACGGTTGGACGACAATGGCCATCGTGGTCGCTACTGCCGCGATTGCAGCAGTTGTTGCCACAACAGGTGCACCAGGCAAATAATTGCCGATGATCGTTGGTACGTCCAACGGTTTGAGTTGTGGTTCACACGTCCCATTAATCATCTCGTAACCAATAATTACCGCAGTTTGCGATTTGTTTTTTGCACCTAAAGGAATTGCATCAGCAGGAGGACATGGCAGCTCAGTGACTACCTTTGAAAGGTCGAGAGCGGCACTCGGCACTGGAGAGAAACCGTCCGGCTGATCTCGTTCCTCAGTCGGTTTTTTTGTGTCTAAATCAATCGCTGGCGCTTTCGGTTGCTCATAAGTCAGCTTGTTGGGCGTGTAATCAAGCGGCTTGTACGAAGGCATCGTCCCATCACAGACAACAAAGTTGCCACGCGGATCATTGCTGTAAGCCTCTTCGTTTCCAGGTTGCGCATTTCGCGTCTCTACGCAGCCCGGTATATCCGCAACTGGAAAACCAATTTTAAGCGTGACGGGTGGGGCATCTGGAATACTCTGTGGGGGCATTGACCTCCATCCAGGGATCACTGGAACGGATACAGACTGCACCCCAATCTCAGGAATCTCTGGCATGAAATCAGAACGCTTTACAGCAGGACAGCTGTGGATTGAGGCTAACCGCAGAAGAGAAGGGCCGCCCCTTGTTTACACCGTGATGTCAGGCAAAACTTCCAGACCATTTACCGATCCAAAGGCAATCCTCAAATGGATCAAATGGCCAAAAGGTACGCCGACTGGTGATTCCCTACGCGAATGGTTTGCCTCGTTTGAGCAGAAAGCTGAGGCAGCCGCGCCAGAACTTGATATGGCAAAAATCAAGGCTGAAGGCTTCGGGCCTGAAGCTCATGACGAGGATCCAACCGCTAACACTAAAATGGTGACTTGATTGGCAAGCCAGTCTCTGTAGGTAGCTCTGGCATCGCTTCATCAATCTGACCAGGCACCATGTTGGTGACGATCTTGGTCATCTCCAAGGTCAGCTCGCTCATGTAATACTTCGTGAGCGATGGAATGCGCGTGTAAAGCATCACCGTTCCAATCACCATCCCCGCACTCATCGTGAATGCTGCGACGGACATCACGTTGAAAAGCTTTTGCATGGCAAGAAAAAACCCCTCCTGCTGTGTGAGACCAAGAGGGGATAGGTGCGTCTCTGCAGACTTAGCCTAATCAGAAGCTGTACTTCATGCCAAGTTTCGTCCCAACAGACAGCTCATCGCCAGTCATGGCGCTAAGTTCTCCATAAACAGAGGCTTTCTCGCTGACAGCAACAGAGCCGCCAAGCTTGCCAGCAAGCTCAAGCTCTTCATCACCACCGTTAGGCAGGAGAATCGCAGGGCCGCCTTGGATGTAGAAGCTGTAAGGGCCATCAGACACCTCATAGCCAACATCAAGATTCAGCGAACCGCCGTTGTAGCTGTCGCCATAACTTGACCCATTGAACTCAGGGTTTACGTACACGTCTGCGAGCGCAGGAGATGCCAGCGCAGCTGCTGAAACGGCGACACCACTCGCAATCAATGTTTTGAGCATTGGAAAGAGGACAAACGTTTTCCCTCGCTACATTACTTGTTTTGCCTGTGTGACAATTTTTAATTTGATCCATTACCTTGATGCGTTTTTGCCTTCGCAGCCTCACGCCTTAGTTGTCGAGAAGTCTTTCTAGACCGCTGCTCTTGTTCGTCTTTTCGACGTTGCTCTTTGTCAAAAATAGTCTGCTGGCTCATGTTCCGTCTCATAGCACCTAAGGCTTGAAGCCTTCATACGGCCTTGGCTAACGTTAATTGGCAACCGCGTTTACGTCATGTCACGAGTAGACATC